TAAGACTGATGCTGAGTATTGGAAACAACGAGATTCAGAAAGACGTGTGTTCTATGTGGGAATGACACGGGCAAAAAACACTTTGAACATTGTGAGATCACAATCGGACAGAGAATTTTCGGAGGCGTTTTAATGGCGTTTGATATCAATACTGCACTTAAACAATTAGATGTAACTCTAAAGCAAGTGCAAAAAATTAAAAATGAATTACCTAAAATGAAACGTGAAAACGTTGAGCAACATTTAAAAATATTAAAACTTGATTTGCAGTTATTACAACAAGATTTACAACATATGAAAAAGGTTCAAGATGGACAGTAGAGAATATTTAGAACAAACTATTAAAATAGTAAGAGGTCCCAGAGAAAGAGACTATGGTGATAAGGTTACTAATCATGAAAACATTGCAAAGTTATGGAGTGCTTTTTTAGATCATGAAATATCAGCACATAATGTTGCAATATGTATGATGCTTGTAAAAGTAGCGAGACTTAAACATAAACCAACAGAAGATTGTTATTTGGATATGGCGGGATATGCTGCTATTGCCGGCGAAATAAACGATAAGGAATAGTATGACACAACTACCATTATTTAAAACACCAAGTGAATGGACTCCTCCGGAAGATGTACCTAATTTATCAGATGCAAAAGAAATTGCTATTGATTTAGAAACATATGATCCCGGAATAAAACAAACGGGTCCGGGTTGGGCAACTAATAATGGTTACATTGCAGGCATTGCAATAGCAGTCGAAGGTTGGAAAGGTTACTTTCCTATTCAACATGAAGGCGGTGGCAACTTTGATGAAAAAATTCTTAAAAGACAAATTAAAAAAATATTAGATTTACCTTGTGATAAAATATTTCACAATGCACAGTATGATGTTGGTTGGTTACGTTGGTGGGGGTTAGAAGTTAAAGGACGTATTATAGATACGTTGATTGCCGCTCCACTCGTGGATGAAAATAGATTTAGATATTCACTTAATGAACTTGGAAAAGATTATTTAAAAGAAACAAAGTCAGAAGCTTTATTATATGAAGCTGCAAAAGAATGGGGCGTTGATGCAAAAGCAGAGATGTATAAGTTACCCGCTATGTATGTTGGTCCTTATGCAGAACAAGACGCAGACCTTACACTAAGACTATGGCAGTTTTTTAAAATAGAATTAATTAAGCAAGAGTTAACAAGTATATTTAATTTAGAGACACGGTTACTACCTTGTCTTATAGATATGAAGTGGAATGGTGTACGCGTTGATTTAGAAAAAGCAGAGAAGATTAAAAAGAATTTACAAACACAAGAAACTAAAGTTTTACGACAAATTAAAAAAGATACTAATGTTGATGTTGATATCTGGGCGGCCGTTAGTGTAGCGAAAGCATTTGATAAGTTAAAGATTACTTATGAAAGAACAGAGAAGTCCGGGCAACCTAAGTTTGATAAAAACTTTCTTACCTCACATAAACATCCTTTAGCTAAGATGATTGTGACCGCGAGAGAAACGAATAAAGCACGTACTACCTTTATTGATACTATTCTTCGTCATTCTTATAAAAGTCGCATTCACGCAGATATACATCAGATGAGAGGAGACACAGGAGGTACCGTAACAGGACGATTTTCGTACTCTAATCCTAATTTACAGCAGATTCCTTCACGAAACAAAGAGATAGGGCCTCTAATTAGGTCAATTTTTGTACCAAATGAGGGCTGTACATGGGGTAGTTTTGATTACTCACAGCAAGAGCCAAGAGTATTAGTTCATTTTGCCGCGCTCACAGGAGGCGGATTAAAAGGTGCAAATGAAGTTATTGAGTCTTATAAGACAGAAGATCCAGACTTCCATCAAGCTGTTGCTGATATGGCGGGTATAGATAGACGTACAGCTAAAACAATTAACCTTGGTATGATGTATGGTATGGGTAAAGGTAAATTATCGAGTGAACTTGGTTTAGATAAAGAAGAAACAGAAGATTTGTTTGCTAAGTTTCATGCGAATGTACCTTTTGTTAAGCAGTTAATGGAACAAGCAACACGGAAAGCGGACAATGTAGGTTATCTTAGAACATTACTTGGTCGTAAATGTCGATTTGATAAATGGGAACCGCGATCATTTGGTATTCATAAGTCTTTATCTTTAGTTGATGCGCAACGAGAATATGGCCATGACTTAAAACGTGCTTGGACGTACAAAGCACTTAATAGATTAATACAAGGATCAAGTGCGGATATGACAAAGAAAGCGATGATAGATTTATATGAAGAAGGCATTGTCTCTCATATACAGGTACACGATGAACTTAATTGTTCTATTGAATCACCGGAACAAGCAACACGGATCAAGGAAGTAATGGAAAATACAGTGGAACTAAAGGTTCCTTTAAAAGTAGACATGGAGATAGGACCGTCATGGGGAGAGATAAACAAAAAATAGGTGATATTAGCGAGTTTAAAGCCGTCATAAAATTTTTGCAAGAAGGTTACTGGGTATTTCGTAATGTGCAAGGCTCTGGTCCAATAGATATGGTTTTGGTGCATAAAGAGACAGGAGAAGTGAGAAAAATAGACGTAAAAACCACCAGTTACCGTAAATCTTGGAGACCCGGTACAAAAATATGTCGACAACGGACACCGGAACAGATAGAATTAAAAGTAGAATACGAATTTATGGAGAAAGACGATGTTTAAAGAACTGTGCGCAACATTACTTATACTATGCAATCCAATGTTAGATGGATTTGATTTTAGTTATGATATAAATCCAAGAGACGAATTTGTTCAAGGCATTGCTGAATGTACTGTATTAAATAATTCTTTTGTTAATCCAGAGCATAGAGTTATAATTGTTATAAGTGTAGCGCAAGCTATATTAGAATCTGATTGGGGGCAATCTAGATTTGCAACAGAGGCAAATAATTACTACGGAATTATACAAACAGATAGAACAGAACCTCATATTAAATCATTAAATAGTGATGTGTTATTAAGAATGTATGGCAACAGGTGTGAAAGTGTTGCTGATTATATTGAGTTACTAAATACTTCTAGTGCATTCAAAGAATACAGAGAAATACGTGTAAAACAATCTATGTTGGATAATGTAGAGGTTGGTATAGTAATTGAAAGTTTAAAAAATTATGCGATAGACCCGCAGTATACACAAAAACTATTAATGGTAACTTTAGGTTTATTCCAAAAATATCCTCATATTTTTAAGTCAAATGAGATATGGGAATACTACAAAAATAATAAAAAAGCCTAGTTATTCCTTGACATTTTTGTATAATCCCATATGTATGGCTTTGTATGAATGAACATACCATATATAGGAGAAAGAAATGACTGATATTACAAGATATAAGTCTGTCGCTATCAATATAGATACGTATAAAAGAGCCAAGGTAACAGCAGACGAAAATTATATGTCTATTGCTTCGTTTTTACGTTATTTAATTGATAAAGAAGAAGAAAAACCAACTTTAAAAGGAGAACGAATCAATGTCCGATGAGAGTGAAAAACGAATTAAAGTAGCATTATACACCGCTGTTATGCACAAACTTAATGGAGAGTTATCCGAACTAGAAGCTAAAGAAATTTTATTAGTAAATAGTCCTACTTATATTACCAGTAAAGATTTTGATCACGCTAATCATATAGAAGAATTAAAAGATATTATTATGGAAAAGGTAGATGTTAAACACGCTTTAGCAGATGTTAAAGCATTATTTAATCAATCTAATATTCCTCCTGTAGATAATGCAAAGAAAAAAAATAGTTAGTGGAGTTAGTAAATTCCAAGCCCCTCACCCCACTTCCGGGGAAACTATAAACCGCGTTAGAGTACACTACACAGATGGTTCTATGAAAGAATTTGACGCGATAGAGTGGGATATGATGGTTCACGAAGGAAAAAAGTTGTGGAAACAACACGAAAAAGAACTATTAAAAAATCCGGAGAGATTTGATGGCTAAAACAGAAGAGTTACAAGTCGCATTTGATATATATCAGCCCTTTGGACCAAGTATATTAAAAACTAAACTACCCCAACTGTACGTTGATGCACTTAATGCACAAACTGATGGTGTATTAGCAGATGAAAAGGTTAGTAAAGACCGTGACTGGAGTCATAATCTTGCCGGCAATGTTAAAAAAGAAATAAGCATCGACCACGGAGCAATAGAAGGTTTACCAGAATTTCTTGCAACAATATCGCAAGAATATACGAAACGAATACTCCCCGATTTTCTTCCAGAAGGGACAAAAATAGCGTTTCGTGTTTGGGCCGTCAGTCAGTGGGCTGGTGATTTTAATCCGATACACATTCACGACTCTAATTTATCGGGTGTATGTTTTTTGAAAATACCTCCCAAGTTTGAAGAAGAGTATGCAAAAGAAGATCATCATCCTACTGCCGGCTGTCTAGAGTTTATAGGATCAATACCAAATCATTTTGCAAGACATAGTTTCTTAGCAAAACCAGAGGTAGGAGACTTTTATATCTTCCCTAGTTGGCTAACACATCAAGTATATCCATTTAGAAGTGAAGGAGAACGTCGTTCTATGGCTTTTAATGTGCATTTTACATCAGACAAAATAATAAAAGGAATAGATGGTTGAGGAAACAAAATACGATAAACAAGCAAAGAATTTACGTTACCGGTTTGACAAAGATGGCTTTAAACAGGCGAGATGGGAGCAGTTAGGCTTAAAAGAAAAAGATTATTGGCGCAGTAGAGTTCAACAATGGAGTCAAGATAGGAGTATTCATGCAAAAGCGAGAGTTTAAAGATGCAATGATAGAGATGTCAGACAATGTATCACGTCGTATTCGTGATTGTTCTGATGAAATCATCTTAAAATACAGAACCGCAGAGGGTAAAGTACTACAGGGGACAGACTTAAACGGCGCACAGACCGTGTTATACGTTATTTTAAATAAGTTATTAAAGGAATTCGAACCAAAAACCGAAGACTACGCAAAAACAGAGAAAGAATTATGTGAGTTTTTTGATGTTTCTTATCACCGTGAGGTGAACGTGAAGAAGGATGAAGAGTTAAGCTGAACATGTCAAACATTCCTCGTCTTCATCATAGTTTGTTGTAAATATTTCTTTAGGAGTTGTCTTGTATTCGACAGGTGCCTCAGTTTTACCGCATTCACACAGTTTTTGTTGTTCTAATTTTTCTACTTTATCTGTTAAATATACGATAACACTTTGCATTTCTTCCGCCGTCATAGTCTCTCCTTTGTTTTGAGGGTAAGCTTCTAGCTATACACTAAAACACTATATCAAAGCAACCTTTTTATTTTTTAGATACTTTTTCTCCTATGGCATAAACCATAAGAGCAATGAAAGCCAATAACAGTATAATTGCAACCATCCCCGTTAGTATAAGTATAATCATTTCTTCTTCTCTTTCTCTATTTGTTTTTTCTCGTCCTTGTTTAATTTCATCCATCTAAGTCTCGGGCCGTGATAAAATGCTTTGCATTTATTTCCTAACCAGTCGCGCATCCAATACCATTGTGAATAAAAAGGCATATAGTCCTCCCATCTTTTTTGTTTCTTTATTTTTTCCTTCTCTTTCCGTTCTCTTTTTTGCCGAACGGATTCCTTGTAGCTCATATTTAATAGCTCCTGTTCCTTCTTCATGTGATCATAGAAGTCATCAACCAAGTGCTGCCATCTCCGAACTCATGCCCGCTGCTCTTTCGGGTGTTTGTTTTGCCCATTTACTATCAAGCATTTCGATCGCCGCCGTCTGGTAATCGGGTACCTTTAATGCTTTTAACATATTCTTAAATTTGCTTACACCTGTTTCTCCTAGTTGAAATACCATCTCTATGATGATTTCTTCAGCAAGGTCATCTAGTACCGGGCACTCCACTAAAACCCTGTCAGCGCCTTTTATAGCGGTTTGTAGATCGTGTTTGAGGATGGTCATGAGGAATTTCTCTTCATATTCCTTATTATCCTCCCAAAAGTCCTCCACACACAAATGACCAACGCCAACGGTCCTCTTACCTAAGGTATCTAAGTAGACCTTGTTTCTGTAGCCTTCGTGCTTTTTAACTGATTGTAATAATCTTGACATTTCCATGTTTATCTTTCCTTTTTTTAAATGGTGATTTTGTATGCCGGGGGTTATGTTTGTTACCCGACAGACCTTGTGAAGCAAAATTAAGGTCAGCATTTATGCCAATTTTTTGAC